ACTGGAAGGAATACGTTTCTATGTTAGTTTTGCTTGTTCCTTTGCTTTTGGTGAGCTTAAGCTTATGGAAGGCAGTGCGAAAATCATTTCGCTCATAGCAAGGGATGAGAACCAACACCTTGTACTTACTCAGACAATCTTAAACAATTGGCGCAAAGGTGATGACCCTGAGATGGTTGAGATTATGAAAGAAGAAGAGGAATGGACATATAAGATGTTTGATATTGCTGTGAATGAAGAAAAGAAATGGGCAGATTATCTTTTTAAGGATGGTAGTATGATTGGATTGAATGATAAACTCCTTCAGCAATATGTTGAGTGGATTGCTAATAGAAGATTGAAGTCAATTGGATTAAATCCTGTTTATGATATTCCTGCTGCTCATAATCCATTACCTTGGACACAGCACTGGATTTCTTCCAAAGGGCTTCAGGTAGCACCACAAGAAACAGAAGTTGAGAGTTATGTAGTTGGAGGCATTAAGCAGGATGTAAAGAAGGATACTTTTAGTGGATTCAAATTATGAGTTCCCTAATGAAATTGATATTATTAATCTAAATAGGAGAAGATACATGAAAATTATGGGATGGAAGAGACCTCAGTGGGTGAAGGAGATTATGAAAACCCCTGGACCTATAAGGGTTCAACTTTTACTTCTGCTGACATTGACAACCTCTTCGGTTTTGTCTACAGGATTACAAATCTCCAGAATGGTAGGCAGTACATTGGGAGGAAATACTTTTCCCAGCGTCGTAAACCTAGAGGTGGCAAGAGAAGGGTTACGTCTGAGAGTGACTGGAAAAAGTACTATGGAAGCTCTGACGAACTTAAGGCAGATAGAAAGTTACTTGGAAACGAATTCTTCAAGAGAGAAATCATCTCTCTCCACACCACCAAAGGACAAGTAAATTTTGAAGAGACCAAACAGTTGTTTCTTCATAATGTGCTAACAGAAACTCTTGATGGAAAAATTCCTTTATATTATAACTCCAATATATTGGGGCGTTATATGCGTAAGGATTACTTTGGGACAGTTGATAAAGTGGACATTTCTGCTTGACTTATTGTAATATCTCCTATATACTTGTGTTGTAAAATTTTTATTAGGTATGTTAGTTAAGACATCGATGGTTATGCTGGCAGGTATGCTAGTGTCTACTGTCCCTGCCATAACCAGTAAGACCAGTATTGTTGAGAAGATTGAAGATAGTTCTGAAGTTGAAGAATCTATTAGAAAGTCTTGGAAGTGTGCTGGATGTACACCAGCAGAAAAATATACCCTTTCTTATTTGCAAGATAGGACTTTAATTAAAGATAAGAATGCTTTGGCCACTATTTTGGGCAACATTAAGCAAGAGAGTATGTTTTTGCCAGACATTTGTGAAGGAGGTGCTAGGGTTCCTTATAATAAATGTTATAGTGGTGGATTTGGTTTAGTACAATGGACCACTGTCCAGAGATATAAAGGTCTAGGATATTTTTGTAATAAGTATGATTGTGATCCTAGTTCTTTAGAGGGACAGGTTCGTTATATGGTTAATGAGAATCAGTTTCAATCCAATCTTTCTTATTTTGAAGGAGTAGGTCAAAGTGTTAATTATTATATGAATGCTGCTTATAGGTGGTTGGGATGGGGTATACATGGTAATAGAACTCATTATACTTACCAATATCTTGCCAAGTTCCAGTATTCTTGATAAAATAATGAAATGACTCAGTAGCTCAGCTGGATAGAGCAACTGCCTTCTAAGCAGTCGGTCATAGGTTCGAATCCTATCTGAGTCGCCTTGCCTTCATAGCACAATGGTAGTGCAACTGATTTGTAATCAGTAGGTTGGCGGTTCAAGTCCGTCTGAAGGCATAGGCGAGTGTAGTTCAGTGGTAGAACGCCATCCTTCCAAGTTGGATGTCGCTGGTTCAAATCCAGTCACTCGCTTATGGGGTAGTAGTTCAATTGGTTAGAGCACCTGCCTGTCACGCAGGAAGTTGAGGGTTCAAGTCCCTTCTATCCCGCCTCACCCATCCCCTGTAGCACAACGGCAGTGCAGGAAGCTGTTAACTTCAAGGTTACTCGTTCGAATCGAGTCAGGGGAGTTAGAATTAGTAAAGTACAATGATTACAGTAAGATGCAAAAACTGTCGAAAAGAGTTGACAGGACAATTAGGGAAACCACAATGTTGTGGATGTTCTAATATGATGACAGTCACAGAAGATAGCGTAACCGCTAGAGATTTGTCTCAGGTTGTTATGATATCTTCTACCCAAAAGAATCAAAAGAAAGATGTTCTTTCTCCCCAAGATTTATCTTTCCAAGAAGAAAGACGGAAACGTAAAGTACGTAAACTTGATTTTGAAATTAAATGAAACAGTACATAGTGACTAAGGCTGATAAGGTGGCAAATACTCCTGCCTATCAAAAACTAATGGAGGGTGATCCTAGATATAAAGCTGCTAAACATCTTTTGGATGATAAAGATTATATGAAAATACAGATTCAACATGGAGACGGACCATGACATATGCATCATATATAGATGATAAAGATTTACAAACAGACATGAAAATCTTCTTAGACACTGCTGATACTGAGGTTATTGGCCAACATTCTTATAGTGGATTGATTGATGGAGTTACTACTAATCCCACACTTATTAGGAAGAGTGGGAGAGATCCTGAGGTAGTGTATCAAGAGATCAAAGATCTTGGTCTTCAAGATATTAGTATGGAAGTGGTTGGAGATAAACTTAATATGATCTCTGAAGGTAAGAGATTGCATAAGAAGTATGGTAAGGTCGCTACTATTAAAGTTCCCTGTACTAAGAATGGATTGGGGGCATGTTTAGCACTTTCTAAAGAACATATTAAAGTAAATGTAACTCTTATCTTTTCTCCATCACAAGCAATTCTTGCTGCTAAGGCAGGGGCAACTTATGTTTCTCCATTTGTAGGCAGAGTAGATGATAATTCATTTGGTGGGTTGTGTCTTGTAAAAGATATTGCTAATGTATATTCCAAACAGAAGGTATTTGATACTAAGATATTGGCTGCTTCTCTTAGAGGAGTAAGGGATGTAAGCAGAGCATTTGAGTATGGTGCTCATATTGTCACTATGCCACCAGAAATATTTGAGGGTATGTATAATCATGTCCTTACTGAAGCTGGATTGAAGCAATTCGATAAAGATTATGAGGCATCTAGTAGAGCATTAGAAATGGTGGGCAGTATGTAAATTGGTTGCTTGACTTTCGTTCAAATATTTCTTATACTTTAAAAGTCAACATTCAAATCAATGACTATCACATCTAAGTTCAAGAAGGATCTTCATACTCTTAGAGGAGCAGCAAATGGAGATTTTTATTTGGACGTAAAGAATCCAAAACTTTACAAAAAAATACGTAAGTTTTATGAAAGAGAAGGAATTGAATTATCAGGTGATCCTTTAGATGATTATGATATTATAGTTGAATGTCTTGCAGCAGATGTGGAGGTAAAATGAATATAATTATGGAACGGTCTCAGTACCGTTATGTGGAATGTGGAACTTTAGATAATGGGTTCCCTGATTTTCGTATTCAAAAGCAGGATTATTACACAAAGAGATATAGAGATATGTATCTTTGTGATAATGGTATGCAACTTACCACTGCTATTGAAGACTTTGAATACACTAAATGGTTAGATCCAGAGACTGTCCCTTGTTACGTAAAGGATAAGGGAGGAACAGATGAAATTTAGTATAAGTAAGGAAGGATTAGTAAATCAACAGGAGTTATTTAACGATGATTTATCCCCCCAACAATACGCTAGAGTTGCTGTACATGCTGTACTCCAAGAATTTGGTATTCAAGTAGTTGAGGAGTGGGAGATGGATGATGATAGTATTGAATTAACTGTAGATAAATAGACCAGAAGTTTAGATTAAAATCATGGCATTAGGAAAAGGAACATCCGCAAAATCTGCATCGGGCGCTTCTATGTCTCAATATGACACTGAAGTGGAAGGGAGATTGCAAGCATTAGAATCAAAAGCAGCTAATCCCCCCCAACAGCAAGCAATTGGCGGTGCTACTTTGGATAGACTTGAAGTATTAGAACAGCAAGTTGCTCAGTTGGTTTCAATTTTAAATTCTGTTCCACAAGTAACTGATCATGCTCCAAAAAGCGCAGATGGTGTAAGAAGAGTTGGTTGACTCTTTGATTTAATTTTGCTATACTGAATTGGTATTTAATTACAGCGACTGGCTGTGGAAATGTAATGAATGTAAAAAGAGTTTTGATTACTGGTGGTGCAGGATTTATTGCCCACCACATGATTGGACAGATTCTAGAGACTACTGATTGGGAGGTAGTTACTTTAGATCGTTTAGATTACAGTGGTAATCTTAATCGTCTTCATGATATTATGCTTACATATGATGAAGAAATAAGAAGAAGAGTTAAGATTGTTCATCATGATTTAAAAGCAGAACTCAATCCTTTAGTTCGTAATGAAGTAGGAAAGGTAGATTATATTCTTCATCTTGCTGCTGGTTCCCATGTGGATCGCAGCATAGATTATCCCATGGAATTTGTTATGGATAATGTGGTGGGGACTTGTAATATTCTTGAGTTTGCAAGATCTCAAAAGGATAATTTAGAAAGATTTATTTACTTCAGTACTGATGAAGTGTTTGGTCCTGCTCCTGAGGGAATTAAATATAAGGAAAATGATAGATATAATTCAACTAATCCTTATAGTGCAAGTAAAGCAGGTGGTGAGGAACTAGCAGTTGCTTATGAGAATACATATGGTCTTCCAATATATGTTACTCATACTATGAATGTCTTTGGAGAGCGTCAGCATCCAGAGAAGTTTATTCCTATGTGTATTAGGAAAGCAAGGGATGGTGAAACTATAACCATCCATAGTGATCATACTCGTACCATTCCTGGATCTAGACATTATATTCATGCTGAGGATGTTTCTTCTGGTATCCTTTTTCTTTTAAAATATGAAGATGCTACTAGAGGATTTGAACCTACATGGGGAGATGCTAAATGTCCTAAGTTTAATATTATTGGTTCAGAGGAATTAAATAATCTTGAACTTGCTCAGATTATTGCGGATGCACAAGGAAAGGAATTGAATTATGAATTAATTGATTTTCATTCTTCGCGCCCAGGGCATGACTTGCGTTATGCATTGGATGGTAGTAAAATGAAAGAACTCGGATGGGAACCTTCCAAGTCTGTGCGTGAACGTATTGCAGATGTTACTAAGTGGACATTGGAAAATGATCGTTGGATTACTCTTTAATATATACTAGGAGATTATTAAAAACATGAGTCAATATGTGAAGAAGGCGCTAGTGTTGGGTGCCGGTGGATTTATTGGAAGTCATATGGTTAAGAGATTGAGATCTGAGGGGTACTGGGTACGTGGTGTTGATCTTAAATCTCCCGAATATTCAAAGACAGAAGCACATGAATTTGTGCATGGGGATTTAAGAGATCCTGATTTTGTACGTAGAGTCTTAGAATATAAGGGTGATAGGGGTAACTTTTATCACTCAGTTCCTTATAGATATATTCAATCTTTTGATGAGATCTATCAGTTTGCTGCTGATATGGGTGGAGCAGGATTTGTATTTACTGGTGAGAATGATGCAGAGATTATGCATAATTCATGTCAGATTAATTTGAATGTGCTTGAGAAGCAGCATCAAATGAATGAACAGAAGGGGAGAAATTATACTAAGATATTCTATTCTGGATCTGCTTGCATGTATCCGGAGCATAATCAATTAGATGCAGATAATCCAGATTGCCGTGAAGAATCAGCATACCCAGCAAACCCAGACTCAGAATATGGATGGGAGAAACTTTTCTCAGAACGTCTCTACTTTGCTTACCATAGGAACCATGGTGTTCCTGTTAGGGTTGCCCGTTATCATAACATTTTTGGACCCGAAGGAACCTGGGACGGTGGAAGAGAGAAAGCTCCAGCTGCTATCTGCCGCAAAGTTGCTCAACTCCCGGAGGAAGGAGGATCTATCGATGTGTGGGGTGACGGTAAGCAAACACGTTCCTTCTTGTATGTTGATGAATGCATCGAAGCTACTAGAAGATTAATGGATTCTGAATTTACTGGACCAGTAAATATTGGTTCTGAGGAGATGGTAACTATTGATCAACTTGTAGATACCGCAGCAAAAGTTTCAGGTAAGTCTGTGGAAAAGAATCATATTGATGGTCCTTTGGGTGTGAGAGGACGTAATTCTAACAATGATTTAATTCGTGATGAGTTAGGTTGGGATTATTCTCAAACTCTTGAAGAGGGTATTACTAAGACTTATGAATGGATTGTTTCCCAGATTGAAAAATTATGATAAAAATTTATACTTATTCTCATAATAGACCTGATCTTATTGAACCACAATATGATAGTCTAAAGAAACATATTAAGGATGACTTTGAATTCATTGTGTTTAATAATGAAAGAGAAGGTGGTGATCCTGGAAGTGGATATGATCCTGATAGAATTGCAGAGATTGATAATGTATGCCACAAATTAGGAATTCTATCCATAAGGGTAGAATTGGATAAGGATCTTCAATATATTAATGGTACTCAACAATTCTCTGGAGAGTCTTTTGTTAGTGGAGGAAGTCATGCTTGTGGGTATTCGTTTACTTGGGGATGGAAACATCACATTTCTCAGAATGATTGCATATCTGTCATACTTGATTCTGATATGTTCTTTATCAGGGACATGTCTATACAAGATGTTATGAGCGATCATAATCTAGCTATCATTCCTTCTTATAGGTACAGTTCTAAGTATAGGGGTGAGAATAATAGAGGATCTATTGCTTTGCAGTATCCTTGGAATGGTGTTGTCATGGCAGACATTCCTAATTTACCTAATCCATCTGAACTGAAGTGGAGTTTGGGTATCTTTAATGGACAAGCATGTGATGTTGGTGGAGAAGGTCATAAGTATTTGAAGGAATATGAGGATGAATTAAAGATTAAGTATATTGATTATGTAAGTGTTCAAAGGGATGCTGATTCTGGTGATGAACATACTCCCCCTGAAGGTTTTATTGAGATGGGATTCAATGGATGTGCGCCAATGCATGTTAATTTTGATGAAGGGGAATGTTTAATATTAGATTATCAAGAATCAGATAAGAGAACTTTTCCACACCAAAAGGAAAGAGAAAATTATTGGGAATATGTTTATGGTTGTTTCTCTTATATGGTAGAGTTTGCAGATAAGTATGAGTTTCCAAAGCCAACTTTTATTGATCTAGTTAAATTTGATGACGATGATGAGATGGATAAGGCATTCATCCTTCATTATAAGAATGCTAGCAATAGTAATCCTTGGCAGACAGAGGAATATAATGAAGCAAAGACTCAAGCACTACAGAATGTTCTTGATGAATTCGTGTATGGAGATGATTAATGAGAATTTTTGATTGTTTTATTTTTAATCATGAGATTGAACTCTTAGAAATAAGAATGAATATCTTAAATGATTATGTGGATAAGTTTGTTATCACTGAAGGAGATATAACATTCTCAGGTAAACCAAAAGAAAGTCATTTTTCTAACAATAGGGAGAGGTTTGCTAAGTGGGAAGATAAAATCATTCACAATCAAATTACTCTTCCTGCTCTTCCTGGTCCGTGGGAGAGGGAGATTTATTCAAGGAATACTATGGCAGATATAGTGGGTTTAGAGGATGATGATCTCATCCTTATGAGTGATGGTGATGAGATACCTAATCCAGAAGTTTTACAACATGCTGATGAGTGGGTAGAGAATGATACTCACTTTACTTTTGAACAACGTTGTTTTGCTTATTGGTTTAATAATCTTTATTCTGATACTTGGTTTGGTACTAGAGCAGCAACCTACGGTCATTTAAAAAACACTACTGTTGATGATTTGAGAGAAGGTACAGAAGATGAGCGTAAGATTAGTGGAGCAACTATAACCAATGGCGGCTGGCACTTTACTTATTTGGGAGATGAGGATCATATAAGACAGAAGATTAATTCTTTTTGTGATAGGCATTTTGATGTTCCAGAAGTTACTGAAAATATCTCTAACAATCTAAAGAGTGGAAAGGATGTTCTTAATAGACATCATATCACATATCAGACAGTTGATCTTGATGATACTTTTCCACAATATATTTTAGATAATCAGAAAAAATATAAAGATCTTATAAAGCCTACAACTAGAATAATGTCTACTGCTGCTATAATACAATGATTGTTTCTGAAATTTATAATGGTTCTGGTCTTGGAAACCAACTGTGGAATATAGTTGCACCTAGATGTATTGCTGAACATCGTGGATTTAGATGGGGTGTAAGAAGAGATACTACTAATAGTGGGAAGGGTAAAAGTAATATTCCTTCTGTAGAGTTAAAAACTTTTAAAGGATGTGAGTTTCTCCCTAACATAGATTTTGGAGATGATGTTATGGGCGGAGTTACTCATCAAGAAGGACAAGAACCATCAGAACTTCCTGATGGTGTAGAATATTATGCTCGGGAAAGGGTAGATGAATACCCTACAGATCTTCATGCGCTTCCCAATGAGGATGCAATGTTTTATGATGATCTTCTTTATAATACTATTCCAGATAATACTAAAGTAGATGGAACCTTTCAGAGACTGAGATATATTAATGATAGGAAGAGTGATATTATTGAATGGTTGAAACCCAATCTTACTGTTACTGATTACTCTAGTGATGATTTTTGTGTAGTTCAGTTTAGGGGTGGTGAGTATTTAATTACTTCTGCTTTTGGTCCTCCAGAATATTATGCACTTGCTAGAGATAGGATGTTGGAAATTAATCCCAACATGAAGTTTGGAGTCATTACAGATGATCCTGAGAATGCTAAGAAGTTTATTCCTTGGGCTCCTATTATAGGGTCTTCTGCTATGGATACTCAGGATCCTATGGCCCACTTACAGGGTTCTGGTTTCTACATCTACCAGGGTGGTCCTATAGCAGTGGATTATTCTATTCTACATAATGCAGTTCATTCTATTATTACTTCTTCTACTTTTGCTTTTTGGCCAGCCTGGACTAACACTAAAGCAAAGACCATTATTGCTCCTAAGTATTGGAATGATTATAAAAGGTCTAATGGATATTGGAGAGGGGATGATAATATTGTAGAGGACTGGATGTATATTGATACTGCTGGTAAGTTGATGAGTGGTGTAGATTGTAAGGAGGAGTATAAGGAGTATAGAAAGAAGCATTCTTTTTATGATGATAAACCTGAGGTTGTATGAAGACTTCTATAAAAGATACTTTAAACCTTTTAACTAAGAGGTCTTCTATTGCTTCAGATTTACCTAGTTTTCGTAGGATTAATATAAAGGAACTGGCTAGTAAAAGTATTAGAATGCAGGATAATTTTGAAGAGGGACCTGGAGGAGCTCCTTATCATCTTTATGCTTTTGTAAGTACTCTCTTCAATGATAGTGTTATCTTGGATGTTGGAAGTCAGTATGGTAATTCTGCTTTATCTCTTTCTTATAATAAAAGTAATCATGTGATCAGTTACGAGATTGATCCATGGTATTCTAATGAAACATATCATTCAAAGACACGTCGTGATATTGATAGGAGCAATATTACTTGGAGGGATTTTGATTTTAGGGATGATAATGATATTGATTTTAATAAAGTAAAAATTATTGTAATTGATATTGATCCTCATGGTATGAAAGTAGCAGGTAAGGAAGAAGAGTTAAGAATGATAGAACATGTCTTGGAAAAAGGATGGACTGGTGTTATAATATTAGATGACATCTATAAAGGTTGTCAGATGGAAGATTTTTGGAATGAACTTTCTATCCCAGGATGGATTAAAATTGATGTAAGTGAGTTGGGACACTCTTCAGGAACTGGTATTTTATTTCCCTCATAATGTTTAACATTAGTAATATTAAATATGATAATCATCCCTTTGACCATTGGATCATTGAGGATTTTTTAAACGTTGAAGATGCCAGACATGTAAGTCATGAATTTATTGATTATGATAATCCTACAGAAGATATAATTCATTATCAGGGATGGATTGCTGAGAAGAAAACTTGTAATAGGTGGGATAGATTTCCTCCTTTAACTTACAAAATCTTTTCTAATCTATTGTCTATGGATTTTGTTTCTAAACTTTCAGAGATTACAGGCATTACTCCGTTGTATCCTGATATTGGATTACATGGGGGTGGATGGCATATGCATGGGAAGAGTGGTAATCTTGCTATGCATTTAGATTATTCTATACATCCTAAACTTAATCTTCAGAGGAAATTAAATTTAATAGTTTATCTTGAAGAAGATTATGATTCTGAATGGGGAGGTAGTCTTCAATTGTGGTCTCATAATGATGAAAAGAAAAAACCTCTGGAGAAGATAAAGGAGATTGAACCTTTATTCAATAGGGCAATCTTATTTGATACCACTCAACACTCTTGGCATGGGTTCCCAGAACCCATCAATCCACCACATGGAAAGATGAGAAAGAGTTTTGCTGTTTATTATATGACAGATATTACGGAGACCGCTGAAGAAAGATACAGAGCACGTTACGTAGGAGTTTAAAATGGTAGTAGACTTGAAAAGAGTTACTCTCTTTACCATCTATGTTCCTTGGGATAAGTCAGAGATAGCAGCTGAAGATTTCCAAGATGGAGAAAAGGAAAAGAGTTTAGATAATGGATTAGAAGATACAATTAGAGCATTGTATACTTGTATGGAGAGTGCAGACTTTGGTGCAGTAAAGTTTGTAACTTCTAAGAAGATTATTGAGGAACGTGGTGAAGAACTTCTGAAGGAAGGTATAGTTTGTGAGGAACCAAAGATTCCAGTAAAGAATATGAAAGATTATGCTAGGTCTATGATCTATCATACTCATGAACATGTGGATACTGATTTTGTTCTTACTATTCAACATGATGGATTTATTATTAATCCATTGGGATGGAGAGATGAATTCTTTGATTATGATTATATTGGTGCTCCTTGGCCCTGGCGGGAGCAGGGATTTGTGACTCCTTATGGAGAACATATTGCTGTTGGTAATGGTGGTTTCTCTTTGCGTAGTAAGAAACTAATTGAACTTCCATCTAAAGTTGATGTTCCTTTTGATGTAGTTGCTAAGAATGATTTTTATAAGATGTTTGGAGCAGTTAATTGGAATGAAGATGGAAATATTTGCGTACATAATAGACATATCTTTGAGGAACATGGATGTAAGTTTGCACCAGTAGATGTTGCAAAATATTTCTCCCATGAAAGTCCGCTAGATATAAACGCTGGTATAATACCATTTGGATACCATGGCAATTTACCATATGGAGTGACAGTAGAATGAGTGCTAAAGGTACAGTTGAATATTCTGGAAAGAAAAGAGTTACTATTCTTGGATCCAGCGGTCAGATAGGTGCTTATCTAACTGAGTATCTTCGAAGAGGAGATAAGTATGATGTTAGAGAATTTGATATTGTGAACGGAGATTATCAGGACATGAGGAATATTCCTAGTCCTGAATTGCATAGAATTATTCAGACTTCTGATTTTATATTCTTCCTGGCATTTGATGTGGGTGGATCTAGGTATCTTAAAAAGTATCAACATACTTTTGATTTTGTTAATAACAATGCAAGATTAATGGTGAATGCTTTTGGTCTTATTGAAAAGTATAAGAAACCATTTGTATTTGCATCTTCTCAGATGAGTAACATGAGTCATTCTCCTTATGGAGTATTGAAAAGAGTTGGTGAACTTTATACTCAAACTCTTAAGGGATTGACTGTTAAGTTTTGGAATGTATATGGTATTGAAAATGATCATGAAAAGGCTCATGTGATTACTGATTTTATCCGTAGAGGGTTTGAAGAAGGTGAGTTTGAGATGTTAACTGATGGGACTGAGGAAAGGCAGTTCTTATATGCTGAGGATTGTTGCGAAGCATTGGAAACTATCATGGAATCTTATTCAGATTTTAAACCAACAGATCCTTTGCATGTTACTTCTTTCCATTCACATTCTATTAAGTATGTTGCTGAGACGATCCAAGGACAATTTAATTTACTTGGTACTGATGTAGATCCAAAATATATGGATGTCAGGATTAAACCAGGACTTGCTAAAGATAGTGTTCAAATGGATAAAAGAAATGAGGCAGATAACTATATCTTGGGGTGGTGGCAACCTAAAACAGGGTTGCATGACGGTATTGCAAAAATATTTTCTGAAATGAAAAAGCACTATGAACACCCTTCTTAATTATGTAACAGCCTTTTGGTCTGTGACTGTGATGAATTGCGTTCAACCAGTTAATTGGCAGTATTGTTATAGAATAGATCAATGGTTAATACCTGACGTGGTTTATGGGATTCAACTTTATCAAAACCCTTCTATCATATACAAAACAGAAAGGGAATATTTAAGGAGCATGACAAATGAGTAAAATGATCGATCACAACACCCCATACTTTCAAAGCCTCTTTGGAGGGAGGTCTGATGATGAGTTAGTAGATAATAAAGAAGCAATGAAAGGATTGTCTCTTTACCATAAGAGGCAACATTTTCTATTGAATCATGGTGCTACAACTGAATATACTCCTCCTTCTTGGTCTGAGGAGGATAATATGTTTCCGGGAGATGTTCCTACTAATCCTATGAGTCATATTGAGTTTGCAGCAGGTATTAGTAATTTTGATCCCGACAATACTAAAGGTGATATTTTAGAATTTGGAGTTGCTTGTGCTGGTACTATAAGAGATATTGCTCCCATTAATCATGAGAAAGGAGTTTATGGATTTGACCACTTTAAAGGATTGGAACAAACCCAACAGGAAACTCCTGACTATGCTGGTTGGCATAAGGGAGCATTTAAATTGGAGGGAGATGAATATAAACAGACTTATAGAGAAGTAGTTGAAGACTGCTCTGAGTTTCCTAATATTACATTGATAGTTAAGGATGTTCATGAATTAGAAGACCCTTCTGCGTATGGTATAACTACTATTTCTGCAGTCCATATTGATGTGGATATCTATGAACCTACAGTATCTTCTTTAAAGTTTGTAGATAAGTGTGAGTGGGATGAGATTTATATGAGGTTTGATGATTGGCATGGACATGAACCAGACTATGATCATCATGAAAGGAAAGCTTGCAGAGAATGGATTGACAAAAATGGATATGATGTTAAAGTGTTAAGGAATGGATTACATGGTGAACTTATTGTGTCGAGGAACAAATGACAGTAGCATTTAATCATCTAGGTAAACTGGGACAATTAGGAAATCAAATGTTCCAGTATGCATCTACCAAAGGTATTGCATCTAAACTTGGTGTTCCTTTTATGGTTCCTAATCATAGAGAATTGTTTGATGATGGTATAGGTAATTGTTATACCATTCTACTTTATGATGCTTTCAAACTTACTGGAGCAAATCTCCTAGGCACTTTAAAGACAGATAATTATGTTCAAGAACCTCAGTTTAATTTTACTGATGCTTTTTTTAAGTTAGATAAAACACAGAATTATTCTTTGCATGGTTTCTTTCAGACTGAAAAATATTTTAAACATATTGAAGATGAAGTAAGAGAAGATCTTTCTTTTAAAGATGAGATTGTAGAAACATGTGAAGATATCATGGGGCAGTTTGATAATCCCATCTCTCTTCATGTTAGGAGAGGGGATTTTATACACAATTCTTCTAGACATCCAGTTCTTCATGCTAATTATTATAAAAAAGCATTGGAAATGTTTGATGATGATAGACAAGTGATTATCTTTACTAATGATGTTGAGTGGTGTAAGGAACACCCTCTCTTCGAAGATGATAGATTTGCTGTAGCAGAAGGTGGTAATCAATTCTATGATATGTGTTTGATGAGTATGTGTAGTGATTTTATTACTGCTAATAGTTCCTTTAGTTGGTGGGGTGCTTGGTTAGGCAACAAAGGTAAGGTGGTATGCCCTTCCGGGTGGTTTGGTCCAGACCTTAAGGATAATAACACCGAAGATCTTTTTTGTGAGGATTGGGTTGTTGTATGAAGGTATCAGTAGCTGTACCTACTTTTGAATATTATGGGAGAGGAGTAGAAGTCGTGGACGATATGTTCAGGACTATTTCTATTCAAACTCTTAGAGATGTTGAAGTTGTTATTTCAGATCATAGTATCAATAATGATATTCATGACTACTGTGAGGAGAATGAATATAATTTAAACATTAAATACGTTCGTAATGAGGAAGGTAGAGGTAGTCCTGCTATCAATACTAATAATGCAATAGATAATTGTAGCGGAGAAATTATAAAAGTATTTCAACAGGATGATTTCTTTTATGATACTGAAGCATTAGAGAAGA